GGTTTTTTAGGCTAGGTGGGGTTTACGATACCTCAAAACGCCGACTTCTGTGTCTTGCTTAACTGATCTGACTGGTCTCATTAACTGAGTGCCAAGAGGATTAGACCTAAGTCTTAGCCTCGGTTCGGTTTGCACCTAGGCACCCGGGAGTCACCAGAGGCTTGTTAGACCTGATCAGCAAGTAATAGTGGAGTCACTCCTTAATGGTTCTTAGAGCCCTTCCTACTGTAAACAACCGAAGGTTGGTTCAGTGGAGGCCCACTCACGAGCAATAAGCTCGACAAGTGCCACCTGGAGATCCTCCATTATGCGAAACTGGTCGGGAACAACCTTCTTCTTCCTCCAGTTAATGGAGACGAAGTTGGAGGTCCCCTGGCAAGTCAAATTGGAACTTCTCGGCGTGCGCCCTTGGCCGTACCCGGAATGACGTAAGTCATAAAGGATAGGTTATCAAGGTGTGCATACCGGTTCCTCCAGGCTCAGATTAAGGTAATTAAGTAGATCCAGGAAGCTGGCGATACCAAAATCGTGGGCGCTGAGAGTGCGCCCGCAACCATCCGCATCTTGGATCGGAATGTCGGCCACTTCCACCAATTAAGGAGAAAGTACCGAAGTTCCTTTCCAGGGGCGGATGCCTTGTCTCACCATGTCGCTGTAAACAATTTAGCAAAAGCTAACTGTGTCAGCGGCACGGCAGACTCCAGTGACCTTCTAGTCAGATGTACGAACCAAGGCTCCGCGTAAGCGGTAACCTGGCTCGTCTGACTTGCCAGAAGATCACTAGGACCAAGGACTGTTGCAATCATCAGGGCAAGTACAGACGCCGAAATGTTCTTTCGGAGCTTACGAGCTACACTGATGAAACTCTCAACTTGCTCAGGAAAGTACAACCAACCACGGTGGAACATCTGAACGACAAGAACCGGCAGAAGGAATGTATTTCGCGTAACGGCTAGGAGTAATCCTGGTCCGATCGCTGATAATTCCCCCCTCGTTCCTGAGAACCACCTCTTTGCAAATTCCAGGAGGTCGGTCTCTGACACAATTGATTTGTGTTTCGAGATACCGACTCCGAAAGTCCGCATTAAGGTTAGATAGTGTTCGGCTACTCCGGCGTCGGCAATGACTATGTCATCACCGATTACGGGGTAAAGCGGAAACCACCCAACCCACCCTGAACGTAATGCAGCCAATTGCACCACTATGTGATGCGTAAAGGCAAGCATCGCCCAGGATGAGTATGCTCCCATCGGTTGCCCCACCGCGTAGCGGTAAGGCTTACCTTGGAACCACCAGTCCCCTGTCGAGCAAGATGCGCCACACCCAGGTAAAACCCTTCCCAAATAAATGGGAGAGAATTTAACACTGGGCCGCGATCGGAAGTCGATCCGTTGCAGAAGAGAGATCAAAAGAATAGCACGGAGCCCCGAGGCGAATACGAGGTATGACCCATTTCTCAACCGGTGCCCACTGATCGTGAGTTGTGTCTTGTGAGATCTCTCTCAAAGACGCAAACAAACTATCGTGAGGCGGACGGGAGAGCATCTGAGTCTACCAATCCGTAATAGCCACAATTCGGGTCTTCCCTGCACCTCCTCGGAGAGCTGCTAAGCTCCCGAGTCGGTCTCTAATGAGAACTCCAATCAATGGAGGAATGGTATGGCTAGTATCTGGATTGTTAACCACCAAATCCCGAGAGCAACCTGTTTAGTAAGTACTGCAAACATTACCTAAGCAAACCACAATCGTGGGTTGTAAAGAAATGAAATTGCATCTACAAACTGAAGCAGATCGCCTTTGGACCATTTGGACCGGTACTTTCCGATATGAACCAAGATGGCTTACCTAGCTGCACTGCCGGAAACGGCAGGATAGTTAGGACAGCTCGCGTAACAAGGATACTGGGGAAGGTACCTTCGTCTCTTACGATTCGAATGTGCACCCTCAGCTTCCCAGGGACAATTGTTGGTAGACCTCGCCTGCCCTTCCTAACCTCAGTACCTCCTTTGGGAGTGTATAGAGGCTTCGGTTGAGAAAAGCGGTAAGCTCCTTGAAATCACTAAGGTGGACCGTGAGCCCACAGAGTCGGACCAACAGTACCGTCATCGACCACATCTCTGTGGTTTCGACGGACTGTCGGCTTTATAATAAGGTACCCGACATCTTCTTTTTTAAAGTTGATAAAAGGGATCTTATTACACTACGGCCCAACACTCTACAAGTTCACGGGGTGTGAGCCCGCAAAGCTTGCACCCGGCTGTATATTCGCAACGGGCAGGGAGTGGGAGTTTACCCAAATGGGGTTGGTGCGGCTGGAATCTTCACCAGCTTTAGCCTCCCTCCGGACCATCACCAATCTTAACAGGACTGGTTTTGGTAACGGGTGTCCAGTAACTGGCCTCATTGAGGTCCTGAGTCTGGCAGGGCGAGGGTCTGGCGGGCACTGTCCCAAGATCCAACACCATGGTTAGGTTGTCGGGGCCTGAGCAATACCGGTCCGGATAGACTCCGG